GAAAGAACGTACCCGCATAATGTGGTACTGATGGGCAATAAAGAAGGGAATTGACTAGAGACTATATAGATCTGAGACATTACTCAAAGTAACGCTTAATCTAAAATCTGAATTTAGAAAGAGTTTTACTTTGTGTTTACTATATAGTTCTATTATAGCATACTTTTCTATAAAAGTCAATATCAGACATAGCAAACTCTTAAAATAAATCTTTCTTCTTAAATTGCGAACCCTGGTGAGCAGAAAATGCTTGACTTTTAGAATCTTCTGTGTTATAATGATTACATAGTTAGTAAATTATTTACCACTCTTTAGTGGAACGAGCGGAGCGAGTGACATGCCATACATGACGAACGGCAAACGAGATTATAAAAAAGAGTTAGACTGGGAGCATGAGCAGAGCAAGAAGCGTGTCAAAGACCGTGCTGCTCGTAACAAAGCTCGTAAAGAAGTGGGACTTAAAGTAGGGGATCCTCGTCAAGCAGATCACAAGAAGCCTTTAGATTCAGGTGGATCCACTAAGAAGTCTAATGTACGTGTCGTCTCGGCTAAAGCAAATGCAATGAAAGAAGTAAAACGTAAGAGGTCTAAACCAGGGAATAACTAATGGAAGAAGCACTAGATACGGCAAAGGCTACCAAGCCTCGTAGAAAAGGACGTAGAAGTAGAGAGGAAACAAATAAGATTAGAGCTTCTCTTGGGTTAACCGTTAAGGTTGCTCCACCTAAGAAAGACTATCGTCCTCCTGCAATTCTACCTGAGAAGTCTAAAGCTAAATCACAAGAACTACTTGCAGCTATGTTGCAGGGTAAGAGTACACTTGTAGTTAAGAAGGTGATGGACAAAGCTTTAGATGATGACGATCAAGATCAGATGGCTTGTCTCAAGCTACTCATAGATCGAATGATCCCTACATCTTATTTTGAGAAAGAGAATAAGGGTAACAAGGGAATTACTATTCAGATCATGGGTGTAGGTGAGGTTGGTATTAAAGAGAATGATGAAGAACCGATTGAAGCAGAGTACGTAAGTACGGATGACTATGTAGAAGAGGAAGTAATAGAGAATGGATGAGAGTAATGGTTTCACCCAGTATGGTCTAGTTCCCTCTGGACCACTAAACCTATCTAAACGGTTAGGTAATATGTCTCTCTCTGTTCTTGGGGATCTTACTAATAGAGTTCTTAAAGGTGATGTATCTTATGATGGACAGTATGGTTCAGTGGGTGCTTCTCGAGATCTAGTAAGTAACTCTACTAATCTTAGAGGTTCTTACTATACACCTGATGGTGAGTTATCTGCATCTGGTACAGTAAACGGTGTTAACAATGTAAACTATTCAACTGGTCCCTATAATATGGGAACTGATACTAAAGGTAATTACTATGGTAGTTACACGGGAGATGGGTTCCAAGTGAATGCTACAGATAAATCTTTAGATACTTCTTTCCAAATACCTATGGTTGACAAAAGTAATGATATGACTGCAGGGTTTAAGTATGATGCTTACTCTAAGACTCCTGAAGTCTATGGGCAGTTTCACAGACAACTCTCAGATAATGGGTTTGTAGATGCATCTGGTAGACTAACTTCTAAAGGTTATGAACTTATGTTACAAGGTGGATTCTCCTTTTAATCTATGGCAAATCTACAGGTAAAGCTACACGAGAAACAGTTAGAGATATTCAACGATCCACATAGATTTAAAGTAGTTGCTGCAGGACGACGCTTTGGTAAGTCTCGTCTAGCTGCTTGGACTTTGATTATAGAGGCTTTAAAGAGTACAGAGAAAGATGTATTCTATGTAGCTCCTACGTATCAACAAGCAAGAGATATTCTCTGGTCTCTTCTTAAAGAGATAGCTCGAGATGTAACAGCTTCTGCTCATGAGAACACTTCGGTGTTAACTCTTGTGAATGGACGTAAGATTTATCTTAAGGGTTCAGATAGACCTGATACTCTTCGGGGTGTAGGTTTAGCATATGTAGTGATCGATGAGTACGCTGACATGAAACCTCAGGTATTCGAACAGATCCTAAGACCAGCTCTAGCCGATGTTCGAGGTGGTGCTTTATTTATTGGTACTCCTAAAGGTAGGAACCACTTCTACGAGTTATTCAAATACTCAGAGGGTGAAAAGGATCCTGACTGGAAGGCATTCCACTATACTTCATATGATAATCCTCTTCTTCCAAAAGATGAGATTGAAGCAGCTAAGTTGTCTATGTCTAGCTTTGCGTTTAGACAAGAGTTTATGGCTTCATTTGAAGCAGCATCACGAGATTTATTTAAAGAAGAGTGGGTACATATAGATGAAGAAGAACCTTCGGAAGGTCGTTATTTCGTTGCTGTTGACTTGGCTGGCTTTATCAATGTGGATAAAGAGTCTGGTAATAAGAATAAAAAACTAGATGAGACAGCCATTGCTGTAGTTAAGGTACACGATGGTGGGTGGTGGATTGCTGATGTACTCCATGGTAGGTGGGATATTAAAGAGACTTGCTCTCAGATAATGTCTGCAGTTGTTAAGTACGAACCTGTTGCAGTTGGCATTGAAAAAGGGAGCTTAAAGAATGCAGCATTACCTTACCTTACTGACCTTATGCGTAGGCACAATCACTACTTTAGGATTGATGACGTTACTCATGGTAACCAAAAGAAAACAGATCGAATCGTCTGGGCTCTCCAAGGTCGCTTTGAACACGGAAAGGTCTCGTTAAACTATGGGTCTTGGAACAATGAGTTCATTGATCAACTAGTCAACTTCCCTAACTCACAGTTACACGATGACTTGATAGATGCCGTAGCATACATAGATCAGATACAGATAGTAGAATACTTTCACGATTACGATAGTGATGAGACGTACGAACCCTTAGATAGTATTAGTGGATTTTAATAGAGGATAGATAAATGAGTTCTAATAAACTAGTAGATTGGATTAATGATAGCGTTACTGATTGGCGAGATCATCGTGATGATAACTATCTCTCTGATTGGAAAGAATACGAACGCTTATGGCGTGGTATCTGGGCAGCAGAGGACACTACTCGTAACTCAGAACGTAGTCGTATCACTTCTCCTGCTCTACAACAGGCTATTGAGAATCACACTGCAGAGATAGAAGAAGCAGTCTTTGGTCAAGGTGATTATCTATTCGACATCGAAGATGACATGGAAGACAATGATCCATCAGATGTAGAATACATGAAAAACTATATGAAAGAGTGCTTCAAGAAGAATAAGGTTCGTAAAGCAGTAGGAGATGTGATCCTTCTAGCTTCTATCTATGGTACTGGTATTGGTGAGATTACAGTAAGGAAAACTAAAGAACTATTCCCAAGTACTCAACCTATTGAAGGTTTAGATGTATCTGCTATTGGTGTACAAGAAGTAGAGAAGGTACGAGTAGCTCTACGTCCAATCAGTCCTCAGAACTTCCTTATAGATCCTAATGCTACTTCTATTGAAGATGCTATGGGTGTAGCGATTGAGGAGTTTGTATCTGCTCACTCAGTAGCTCAAGCTATCTCTCAAGGTATATATCGTGATGTAAAAGATCTAGGAGATGACTCTACTCCAGATAGTGATCTAGAAGCAAGCTTTATAGATACTGAGTATGATGATGATAAGATCCGAGTACTTCGTTACTATGGTCTAGTTCCTAAACGCTTATTAGAATCTGCTATCAAAGAAGATGGTGAGATCGTAAGTTTATTTGGAGACGAAGAAAGCGAAGATGAGAATCTAAGTGATTTAATGGAAGAGTATGGTGACTTAGTAGAAGCAGTAGTAGTTATTGCTAATGAGTCTTCTCTTCTTAAGGCAGAGAAATCTCCTTACATGATGAAAGATCGTCCTGTAGTTGCATATCAAGATGACTCAATCCCTAACAGATTCTGGGGTCGTGGAGTTGCAGAGAAGGGCTACAACATGCAGAAAGCAATTGATGCACAGTTACGTAGCCACTTAGATAGTTTAGCCCTTGCAACCGTGCCTATGATGGCTATGGATGCTACTCGACTACCTCGTGGTAGTAAGTTTGAAGTAAGACCAGGTAAAACTATCCTTACTAATGGTAATCCAGCTGAAATTCTGATGCCATTTAAGTTTGGTTCAGTAGATGGTGCTAACATTCAGACTGCTCAACAGTTCGAACAGATGCTTTTACAGGCTACAGGTACTATGGATACTGCTGCATTGCAGTCTCAACCTGAAGGTGCTAACATGTCGTTTGCTCTTTCTGCTATTATCAAGAAGAACAAACGTACTTTAGTCAATTTCCAGGACCAATTCCTCATTCCATTCGTAGAGAAGGCAGCTTGGAGGTTCATGCAGTTTGATCCTGAGCACTTTAAGACACAAGACTGGAAGTTTATCCCTAGTTCTACATTAGGTATGCTTGCTCGTGAGGTTGAACAGCAACAATTCATCAATCTAATGAAAACTCTAGGTCCAGATAGTCCTTTACTACCAATCTTGATGCAAGGTGTGCTAGAGACCTCTAATTTAGCTAATAAAACGCAGTTATTACAGCAATTAGCACAGTCTCAACAGCCTGATCCACAAGCACAACAAATGCAACAACAGCAAATGCAGCTTCAAATGGGCTTAGTAGCAGCACAAACTGCAGATCTTAATACTAAGGCTGGTAAACAACAAGCAGAAGCTCAACAAATTGCAGTTGAAACTCAATTAGAACCAGAAGTAGTGAAAGCTAAACTAGTTGCTGCTCTATCTACTAACCTACAAGCAGGTGAAGGTGATGACAAAGAGTTTGAGCGTCGTGTCAAGGTTGCAGATCTCCTACTAAAAGAGAAAACTCTTAATCTAAAAGCAGTAGATAGTGCACAGAACAGAGAGATTGTCAAGATGCAGATGGCTAGTAAAAATAACGCTTGACATTTAAATAATCTTATGGTATAATCATTGTATAAGTAGAGCTATTATAACACATTCTTATGAAAGGTGCAATAGTTTGGATAGAGAATTACAAGATTATTATGAAGAACGCTTCAGTACGATGTCCTCTAAAGGGTGGAAAGACCTGATAGAGGATGTACAAGCGATGTATGATTCAACAAACCAGATTAGCAGTACAGATAACTTTGAGGGGTTCCACAAGCGTAAGGGTCAACTAGATATCTTACAGTGGATTCTCTCACTAAAACAGGTCTCTGAACAAACGTATGAGGAATTGCTAAATGCGGATAATACTTGATTTTAAGTGTACCGCTTGCGACCACGTCGAAGAGAGATACATAGATAACAAAACAGAATACACTGAGTGTTCTATATGTAATGGTAAAGCCGCTCGTATGGTTGGCACACCTACTATTTCATTAGAAGGATACTCAGGTAGCTTTCCAGGTGCAGCAGCCGCTTGGGAAAAAAAGCACAGAATGGCTGCTACCCCAAGAGATTAGCTACGATAGCCAAGTAACTAGTTCCTTTCCTAAAATGCTTATATGCACAGGAGACTTAATATGGCACAAGTAATAGATGAAGTTTTAATTAATGATCTAGAGACTGACTCAATTGATAGTATTGACAACTCGGAAACTTTAGATACCACACCTGCTAAACCTGCAGATGAGGTTGTAGACAATCTACCAGAGAAATACCGTAATAAATCGCTACAAGACATTATTGCAATGCACCAAGAGAGTGAGAAGTTGATTGGTAAGCAAGGCAATGAAGTTGGCGAACTACGTCGAACAGTAGATGACTTTATTAAGACTCAAACTTCTAGAAACTTACAGACAGATGTAGAACCAGATCTCAGTGATGATGATTTTTACTCTGATCCAGTAAACGCTACTAAAAGGGCTATTGATAAACATCCAGCAATTCAGGATGCTAAACAACAAGCCATAGCTATGAAGCAAGCAACTGTGCAAAATCAGATTGCTTCTAAATATCCTAACTTCCGTGAGATTGCATCAAGCGAAGACTTTGGTAAGTGGGTTAATGGATCAAAAGTACGAGTGGAGTTATACAACAGGGCACAGAATGATTATGATTTTGACTCTGCTGATGAACTACTTTCTACTTGGATTGAACGTCAAGAGTACACTAAGAAAGTAACTGATACCTCTAAATTAGACCGAGAGCAACAACTTAAATCGGCAGATATGGGGACATCAGGTGCAACTGAATCTACATCAAAAAAGAAATATCGTCGAAGCGATATTATTAAACTTATGCAAACTGATCCTGATCGATACGATAGTATGGCAAACGAAATTATGATTGCTTATCGAGAGAACAGGGTAATATAAAAACAATTTAGAAAAGGATTTACAAAATGGCTTTAGGCTCAAATCACGTAACAAATACTACAGGCGCATCCTTTATTCCAGAAATTTGGAGTGATGAGATTCTTGCTGCTTATAAGAAATCTCTTGTAGCAGCTAACCTATTTAAGAAAATGTCTTTCACTGGTAAGAAAGGTGATACAATCCATATCCCTTCACCTACTCGTGGTGTAGCATCTCTTAAAGCAACAGAAACACAAGTAACACTACAAGCAGCTACTGAAACAGAAGTACAAGTACTAGTAGACAAACACTACGAGTACTCACGTTTGATTGAAGATATTACAGAAGTACAAGCTTTATCTTCTCTACGTCGCTTCTACACAGAAGATGCTGGTTATGCTTTATCTAAACAAGTTGATAGCTCATTGATCCAATTGGGTCGTACTTTCAACGGTGGTTCAGGCGTAACTTACGGTGGTGCTTACATCGGTGGTGACGGTACTACTGCTTACACATCAGGTTCAAGCAATGCTTCTGCATTAACTGATGCTGCTATCCGTCGTACAATCCAACGTTTAGATGACAACGATGTTCCTATGGATGGTCGTTTCTTCTTGATTCCTCCTTCAGCTCGTAACACATTGATGGGTTTATCTCGCTACACTGAACAAGCCTTCGTTGGTGAAGTTGGTAATGGCAACACAATCCGCAATGGTGAAATCGGTAACTTGTATGGTATCCCTGTATTTGTATCAAGCAACTGTGATACTGCTACTGGAGGTGCTCGTATTGCTTTACTAGGTCACAAAGATGCTGCCGTGTTGGTTGAACAACAAGGTGTTCGTTCACAAACTCAATACAAACAAGAATACTTAGGTACTCTATACACTGCTGATACATTGTACGGTGTTAAAGAGCTACGTGACAACGCTTGCTTTGCATTAGCTGTTCCAGCCTAATAAGTAATTAGGTTTAAACCTCTTACTCTTAATTGGGTAGGGGGTTTTTGCATAATTATTTAACCACGGAGAATAAAATGGCACAATTTAAATGTTTGGTATCAGGTACAGTAGTTTCCTTTGAGCATGAACATGATATTGTTGAAATGCATAAGCATCCTCAGTATGTGTTTGTAGATGAAACTCCAGCTAAAAAAGCAACAGAGAGTTTAGTAAAAGAAAAGACAGTTAGTGTAAAATCAGTATTCAATAAGGACTAGTTATGGCTATATATAGAGGACCAGGAGGTAGTGGGGATGCTACGGCAGATACCTCAAATAACTCTATAACAGCAATTGCTGCTGCTAGTGCTGCAGAAGCAAGTGCCTTAGCTGCAGCTGCGAGTGCTACTACTGCCGTAAATGCTGCTGATACAATAGGAGATAGTGCTTCTGAGGCATCAACTGCAGCTACCAATGCAGCTACTTCTGCAACTAATGCTTCATCAAGTGCTTCTAGTGCCTCTTCATCTGCATCTTCTGCTTCTACAAGTGCTTCTACTGCAACAACAAAAGCTTCTGAGGCATCTACATCTGCTACTAATGCGGCAGCAAGTGCTAGTGGAGCTTCTACTTCTGCAACTAATGCAGCATCAAGTGCCTCTTCAGCTTCAGGTAGTGCATCAACAGCAACAACTCAAGCCTCTAATGCTTCTACAAGTGCTACGTCTGCCTCAGGTAGTGCCTCTACTGCTACTACTCAAGCAGGTATAGCAACAACAAAAGCAAGTGAAGCTGCTACTTCAGCTACTAATGCTAGTTCTAGTGCAACAGCAGCTAGTAGTTCAGCCTCTAGTGCTTCTACTTCTGCAACTAATGCAGCTGCTTCTGCTACAACAGCTACTACTCAAGCCACTAATGCTAGTTCTAGTGCTACTAGTGCAAGTGGTTCAGCTACAACAGCTACTACACAAGCTGGTATAGCAACAACAAAAGCTGGAGAAGCTGCTACATCAGCAACTACTGCTTCTACACAAGCTACTAATGCTACTAGTTCGGCATCAAGTGCTTCTACATCTGCATCTACTGCTACAACAAAGGCAAGTGAGGCTAGTACTAGTGCAACTAATGCTGCAGCATCAGCAACAACTGCTTCTACACAAGCAACAAATGCATCTTCTAGTGCAACTTCTGCAGCAGGTTCAGCTACTACAGCTACCACACAAGCTTCAAATGCTTCTACAAGTGCTACAAATGCAGCAACATCAGCTACAACAGCTACTACACAAGCTGGTATAGCATCTACATCTGCTACAAATGCAGCTTCAAGTGAATCTAATGCAGCAACATCAGCCTCTAATGCAGCAGCTAGTTATGATGCATTTGATGATAGATACTTAGGTCCTAAAAGTTCAGCACCCACTGTAGATAATGATGGTAATGCTTTATTAACAGGTGCTTTGTATTTCGATACTTCCACTAATACTATGAGTGTATATAATGGTACAACTTGGTTATCTGCTTATGCTTCTGTAACAGGGGCATTACTTGCTGCAAATAACTTAAGTGATTTAGTAAGTACTACTCTTGCTAGAACTAATCTAGGTCTTGGTACACTTGCTACTCAATCAGGTACTTTTAGTGGGACATCTAGTGGGACTAATACAGGTGATCAAACCAATATTAGTGGTACTGCTGGTGGTTTAACTGGAACTCCTAATATATCTATTGGTACATTGGCAGCATCAGGTGTTATTACATCAACACTTGCATCTGGCACAGCACCATTTACACTAACATCAACAACATTAAATACTAATCTTAATGCAGATTTACTAGATGGTAATCACGCTTCTGCTTTTTATCTAGCATCAAATCCAAATGGATATACAAGTAATACAGGTACAGTTACTGGTGTTACAGCAACTAGTCCAGTAGCATCAAGTGGTGGCACAGCACCAGTTATTTCAATGCCAGCCGCAACAACAAGTGTTTCAGGGTATTTAACTAGCACAGATTGGAACACATTTAACAGCAAAGGTTTAGGAACAGTAACATCCGTTACAGGTACAGCACCCGTTGTTTCAAGTGGTGGCGCAACACCTGCAATAAGCATGGCGGCTGCAACTGCATCGGTCAATGGGTATATGACTAGCACTTATGCAAGCAAACTTGATGGCATAGCGGCTGGCGCAACCAATGTAACCAATACAAACCAACTAACCAATGGCGCTGGGTTTATTACAAGTTCAGGCAATGCGGCAACGGCTACTTACGCAACAACAGCAGGTCGCGCTTATCCTTATCGTGTTGGTGGTGTAGATTTAAACTTTAACTGGTCTGGGCAAAGTGGTCAGCCACCTTGGTTATGGGGTGGTAGTGATGGTTCAAATATGTATGTGTATAACCCATCAAACTTTAGTGTAAATTACGCTACAACTTCAGGAACATCATCTGCTTGTTCAGGCAACGCGGCAACGGCAACAACAGCATCAAACGCAATCGGTGTTGGGCAAACTTGGCAAGATGTTACCGCTAGTAGGGCATTATCAACCACCTATACAAATTCAACTGGTCGTTCAATAATGCTTTTTGTAACAATTCGCGGAACGGCATCAAATGGTATTTTTTCATGCACAGTTTCTATAAATGGAACGGTTTATGGTCGTTTAGGAAGTTGGGGTTTAACAGTATATGCTGGTGGCACTTATATTATCCCTGCTGGCGCAACATATTTGTTCACCCCGTCAGGAAGCATGGCTTTAAATCAATGGTCTGAATTAAGATAAAAGGTTAAGTTATGAAATATTATAAAAATGAATCTACTGGCGAAGTATTTGGGTTTGATGAAACAGATGAAACACAGCTACCTTTTATGCAAGAAAAGATTGATGCAGGATTACTAGATATAACAGACAACTGGCCTTTGCCACCTGAAGTAGTACTAGAAGAAGTAGTTGACCCTGCAGAAAAACTAAAAATGTTTTTATCCCTTAATCCTGATGTTTTGGATTTATTACAATAAAGGTTAGATAATGTCAGAAATCCTAGACTCAGTTGAATATGGCAAACTCATAGCTAAAGTAGAAATGCTTGAGAAGAAGATAGATAAGATGGAGAGTGCGCTTGATGAACTGCTTGCCTTAGCTAACAAAGGTCGTGGTGGCTTTTGGGCTGGCATGATGATAGCTTCTCTTGTAGGAGCTGTTATCTCTTATATCTCTAGGTATATTGTAGGACACTAAATTGCAACTGACACCTCACTTTTCTCTTGCTGAACTTACAGTTACTAATCAAAAGATAGATAATACTCCATCTAAAGAAGTAATAGAAGTGTTACGTACTACTGCCTTCTATATGGAAAAGGTAAGAGAGTTACTAGGTAATGTAGCTATCACTATCAATAGTGGCTACCGCAGCCCTGATGTAAACCGTGCAGTTGGTGGTACTAGCAACTCGTCACACACTCATGGTTATGCTGTAGACTTTACAGCCTATGGGCACACACCACTTACTATATCTAATATCTTAAGTAAGAGTAATCTAAAGTTTGACCAATTGATTTATGAAAAGACTTGGGTTCATATATCCTTTGATCCTCGTATGCGTGGGAATATTCTCACACTCAAGGGTAAAGGTAAATACGTAAAGGGGATTGTATAATGTGGTCAGTTTTATTTCCAGCACTTCTTCCAGCACTAACAGATGGTGTCCGTGGTATCTTTGCTAAGTTCACTAAAGGGGCAGGTGGTAATCCTGTCAATGTAGCTGAACGCATACAACTTATGCAAGCAGAGACAGCTCGTTTACAAGCACTAGCAGAGATAGATAAACCAGCAGGTGAACCTTCTCTTTGGGTGAATAATTTAAGGTCTAGCTTTAGGTATATCGCAATTATCATTATATGGTTAGCAACAGTAGGTGCTGTATTTACTTCTACTGTTCCTGAACCTATTACTCTTATTATGCTTGACCTAAGTGGAGCTTGTATGAGCTTTGTTATTGGTGAAAGAATGTATCTAACTTTAAGGAAATAAGTATGGCTATTAAGAAAGGACAAGAAACATTTGAAGGTTACAATAAACCTAAGCGCACTCCTGGTCACCCAACTAAATCTCATGCTGTATTAGCTAAAGAAGGTGACAAAGAGAAGTTAATACGCTTTGGTCAACAAGGTGTAAGTGGTGCTGGATCTAATCCTAAGACTCCTGCTGAGAAGGCTAGACAAAAGTCATTCAAAGCTCGTCACGCATCTAACATAGCTAAGGGTAAGATGAGTGCTGCATATTGGGCAGACAAAGTCAAGTGGTAATAAATACCTTGACAAATGAAGTCTATTGTGGTATAATTGTATTATAATTAAGGGATTTTAAATTGACATACTTAGAATGTGTAAATAGAGTTTTAAGACGACTTCGTGAAAACGAAGTTACTACTGTCAATGAAACTCCATACTCCAAACTAATAGGAGATTTAGTTAATGTTGTGAAAGTAGAAGTAGAAGATAGTTGGAATTGGTCAGCTCTTCGTACTACTCTTACGGCTAATACAACTGATTCTTTATTTAACTATGTACTAGTAGGATCAGGTACACGTATTCGTGTTCTTGATGTCTTCAATGATACAGATAACTATATTATAGAGCAGAAGGGTACTAAGTGGTTTGATAAGGTTTACTTAACTTATGACTCACCTAAAGGTTCTCCTATGTACTACAACTTCAATGGTGTAGACTCTAATGGTGATTCTCAAGTAGATTTCTTTCCTATTCCTGATGGTGTATATAATATTCGTATTAACTGTGTTGTTCCTCAAGATGAATTAACTACTGATTCTACACAAATACTAATTCCAGGTAATCTTTTAGTAGAGGGTGCTTTAGCCCGTGCGATTAGTGAGCGTGGTGATGATGGTGGATATGCGGAACAAGAGCAACGCTATCGCTCTATGGCTGCAGATCTTATTGCAGTAGAGTCTAGTCAACGTCTTGATGAAATGATTTGGACAGCACAATAATGGCTGGTCAATTAAAAGCACTTAGTAATGCTGCACTTGGCTTTCTTGGGTTAAATACTCAAGAGAGTGGTGTTACGTTAGAGAGTGGTTATGCTACAAAAGCTACTAACTGTATTATAGATAAGTTTGGTCGTTTAGGCAGCCGTAGAGGTTGGACACCTGTTACAACAAATAATGGTTCATTAAGTGATACAGATTATCTTGAGAGTTTATTTGAATTTATTGGTACAGATTTAACACCTACTATCTTATCTTGTGGTGGTGGTAAGATGTATACTGGTTCTACTACTCTTACAGAATCTCCAGTTAAACAAGCAGATCAAACAACTAACCTTACAATTACTTTTACTGGTAATAGGTGGCAATTCTCTCAACTAGCAGAAGGTGCTGGTTATGGTAATAGTATGTATGGGTTTGCTGCACAGACAGGTAATCCACTTCTTGTTTATCGTAAAACAAATCATACAGGTGCTTTTATTTGGCAACGTGTTGGTGACTATGGTACTAAACCTACAGGTGTAACTACTTTTGATCCTGACTGTTCACATACAGCCTTTGGTCGTCATTGGGTAGCAGGTGTGACGGGTGCTAAAACAACAGTTTATTATAGTCAATTATTAGATGGTGCTTTATTTACAGGTACAGGTTCAGGTTTAATTGATATTGAATCTGTTGTTGGTAGTAGTGATGAGATTGTAGGTATATCCTCACATAATAATTATCTTATTATATTCTGCCGTAATAATATTGTAATCTATCAATCACCAAATGATCCTACTAATCTTACTCTTGCTGATGTAGTAACAGGTGTTGGATGTATTGCTCGCGACACCATACAACAAACAGGTACAGATTTAATATTCCTAAGTAATAGTGGGGTACGAAGTTTTAATCGTGTTGTTCAAGAAAAAAGTATGCCGCTGCGTGATTTATCGGCTAATATAAGAGATGATTTAGTTACGTATATATCAGGTGAAGTTCTTAATAATATTAGAAGTGTTTATTTTGAAAGAGATGCTTTTTATCTATTAGTATTTCCTAATTTAAAAAAATCTTTTTATTTTGATTTAAGACAAGCACTAGATAATGGAGCAGCTCGTGTAACAACATGGGAAGGGTTTATACCTAAGGCTCTTTGCAAGACTAGAGATAGAAACTTATATCTTGGTATGGCTGGAGGTATAGGTAGATACTTTGGATACTTAGACAATACTGCTACTTATCGGTTAGAATACTATACTTCTAATATAGATGCTGGTGAGCCTTTTAGTCTTAAGTTTTTAAAGAAAGCTAGTATGGTTGTAATTGCTTCTGGAACTCAAGATGTTATTTTTAAGTATAGTTTTGATTATCAAAATGCATACTCAAGTAGAACATATACAAAAGACTTCGTAGGAGGTACAGCTGAGTATAATATCTCTGAATATAATATAGGTGAGTTTACGGCTGGTAGTGCAATTCAAGATATTACAATGCACCTAGGTGGATCAGGGAAAGTATTACAATTTGGTGTGGAGGTTCCTATTGAAGGTGCTCCAGTTAGCTTACAACAACTAACAATCTATTTGAAAACAGGGAAGATGGTATAATGGCAAACTATGTGAAAGCAACAAACTTCTATACAAAGGATGCCTTGCTTACAGGTAATCCTGCAAAGATTATTAAGGGTAGTGAAATAGATGATGAGTTTAATGCTATTGCAACTGCTGTAGCAAGTAAAGCAGATACTACTTCACCTACATTTACTGGGACTCCTATTGCTCCAACTGCTAGTGCTGGAAATAATACTACTCAAATAGCTACAACTGCTTTTATTACTACAGCTATATCAGCAGCTTTATTACTTATCTATCCAGTAGGTTCAATTTATACATCAACTATTTCTACTAATCCTGCAACACTCTTTGGTATAGGTACCTGGGTAGCTTTTGGAGCTGGTCGTGTTCTAATTGGTAATGGAGGATCATTTAGTGCTGGCGCTACTGGTGGTAGTGCTGATGCAGTTGTAGTAAGTCATACGCATACTGCAACAGTAACAGACCCAGGACACGTTCATACTGTACCTTTATGGGCTAGTGGATTACAACCTGCAAATAATTTAAGTGCTCAAGGACAACCAACTCCTAATTCAACTGTAAATACAGGATCAAAAACAACAGGAATTACAGTAGCTAATAGTACTGATGGTGTAAGTGGTACTAATGCTAACTTACAACCATATGTTGTAGTTTATATGTGGCAACGTACTGCTTAATTATTATAAGGTAAAATAAAATGGGATTACTTAAAAAAATAGGTAAGGGTCTTAAAGGAGCTGTTAAAGGTTTTGTTACCTCTGGTGGTAATCCTTGGGGTGCAGTTGCAGGAGGTGCTCAAGGTCTTCTTAGTGGTGGAGGCGGAGGTGGAGGTAGTGGTCAATCTCCCAATGTTCCTGGGTTTACTCCTTATAGTATAAAATCAGGTTATGGTACATCTACTATAGATGAGACTAATAAGACTGCTACATATGAACTAACTCCTGAAATGAAAGCATTCAGAGATAAGTTTTATGCAGGTGCTACAGGTGCTATGCCCTCTGCTGATCAGTTAGCTTATGCTGCACAAGTATCAGATTATGGTAAGGGATTGTTTGATCAAGCTACCAATATGGACATTGGTGCTATGACTCAAGACTACTTAAGTAGTCAAATAAATCTATTAGAACCAGGTCGTGCTCAAGAATCTAGTCGTTTAAATGATCTTCAGTTTAGTGGTGGGACCTTGGGTCAAGGTGTTGGTATGGGTGGTGGTTATGTTAACCCTCAACAATATGCACTAGCAATGGCTCGTGAACAACAGAATGCAGCTTTAGCTGTAGGAGCAGAAGATAGAGCTCGTTCTATCCAAGCAGATACTCTTACTCAAGCAGGTGCTTTATATGGTCTAGGTCAATCATATGCTACGCAACCTTATGAAACAGCTAATACTCTGTTTGGTTATGGAAGCAATATTGAGACTTTAGGTGCCAATACTATGACTGCTGGTATGAACTTTGGTAATCTATCTACTACTGCTAATCAAAATGCAGGTCAGATCAATGCTGGTATTAATCAAACTAATTACTTAAATGCCCTTTATAAATCTAATGCTAAGGCTAACCAATGGGGTGATTTGATTAATAGTGCAAGTAACATGGATTGGGGTGGTTTGTTTGGTGGATCTGTTGGTGGTACTGGATCAGGTAATGAGTATGCAGGTGGTAAAGCTGATTGGATGTACTCAGATAAACGACTCAAAAAGAATATTAAACTAATAGGTAAGTATAAAAATGGTTTAAATAAATACTCTTGGGATTATGTTTGGAATGAAAAAGGTACTGGTGTAATGGCTGATGAGGTAGAGAAAGTAATGCCTGAAGCTGTTAGATTGATTAATGGGTATAAAGCAGTTAATTATGCTTTACTAGGAGTTTAAATACATGGCACAAGCAAATCAATTAATGCCTGGTGAGTGGGAAATACAAGATCTAGGTACTTATGCTAGTCAGTACAAACAAGATAAAGAAAACATTTATCTTAAAGAAGCTATTGCTATGGGTAACATGGATCCTAGAGCAGCTGAAGGTTACTATAAAGGTAAGTTAGATCGTTCTATTACTAATGGTCTTACTACTTTATTTGGTGGACAAGCTGCTGATCCAGAGTTACGTAAAGCTAATGACTTAGATTCTATATTTAAATCTCTTTCAGAAGAAGATATTAAAGATCCTGCAGCTGCTTTAAATAAGGTAGCTGACGAACTAGCTGCAAGAGGTCATACAAAAGAAGCAATTAACTACAGAATGAAAGCTCAAGCTGTAGCTCAAGATATTATTACTAAGAATAATAAAGGTAGATTAGATACTCTAACTCAGAATATACAAGCTGCTAAATACATAGGTTCACAAGCTAATGGTACTTTAGAAGCATTTAAAACAGTATCTAAAGATAGACCTGAACTTAAGAAACAGTTCTGGGATAACTATGTGGCTAAGTATGAACAAGCTATGGGTAAGGAAGAGGCAGATAAACTTCGTGCTTTACCTGAGACTGCCTGGGAAGCGCAGTTAAATAATGATATTAATGGTGCTGAGACTGCTGCTACTACTTCTATGGAACAACGTCAACTTAAGACAATAGAAGCTTCTAAAGATAATGCTATAATTAAAGCAGCTGCTGTAGTAGAGGGAGCTGGTATTAGAGCTAAAGCAAATATGGCTAAATTAGATAAAGAACTTGGATTTAAGTATTCAAACTTAGCATTCCGTAAATCTGTAGCTGCTCGTAAAGATATTGAGGCTCGTGTTAAAGCTGGTGATGATCAGGTTAAACAATTAAGTGATGATATAGAACAGATTGATAGATCTTTAGATAACTTTAGAACTAAGATTAACTTTGCGGGTGAAGATAAAGAGACAGTTCAAGCAAATATAAATATTCTTGAAGCTAAGAAAAAAACAATCATGGCTACTAAGTCTGAGATTGAGTCACAAAACTCTTCCTTTAGACAACAGTTTAATGATGTTATTTCTACTAATGCTCAGGCATATAGTCCTACTCCAGGAGCTACTCCTCAACCTCAAGGTACTCTATCTAACTATGATAGGTATACAAAAGAGTTTGCTGCTCTTAAAGGTAATCCTGCAAAACAGAAAGCACTTACTGAATGGGCAAGATCTAACGGGATTGTAAAATAATATGGCAACAGTAGATTGGAGTACCGCACCAATTGCTTCTAGTAATCCTTTGACTGAGGAAGACTTTGCTGTACCTGAGTTTAAACAAAATACTGAAGTATCTAGTGTTACAGAAAGAGGTGAGGACTACTCAGCTATGGGTGCTCCTCCTAAAACTGCTTCTAGTATTGACTGGAATACTGCTCCTATTGCTAATAGAGTAGTAGATTGGAGTACTGCTCCAGTTACTGATACTTCAGCTGAGATACCTAAAGTAGGTTCTACTGATAAACCATTTCAATTTATTCCTTCTAAGGAAGACTTTAAAGCTGGGTTTGCTGGTCGTATCTTAACTGGTAAAGGTAAAGAAATCCTACCTGATGCTAACACTCCTTCTGTATCTGAATCCTTTGGTGCATTAGTTACTGCAGCTAAAGAGCATCCTATGGGTGTGGTTCAAGATCTATACACAGGTATTATAGTAGACCCTTGGATGTTGATTCCTGGACTTTGGGAGGCTACTCCTGCTAAGTTAGCTGCTCTTAGTTCTAAGTATATAACTGCTGCTGCTAAGGTAGCTCCTATTGCAGGAAAAGCTGCTGCTGTTTCTACTAAAGCTGCTAGAGCTGCTGCTATTGGTGGCGGTGCTGAACTTGCTGCTCAATCTGCTGAGATGGCTAGAGGTGAGCGTTCTCAATTTGATACACAAGCTGCTACTAATACTGCTGCTCAGTTTGGTGCATTTGCTGGTCTAGCTAAAGCAGTAGGAGAGGCTGTTAGACCTTCTAGAGTAGAGGTTAAACCTAAAGAAGAGTTTAAGACTGCAGCTGAAGCTGAGGTTATGGCTGAAGATTTACCTAGAGATGTTGCTAATAAAGTAAGTGAAGCTCAGAACATGATTGATGTCGAGGCTCTCAAAGCCAAAAAGATATCAGATGCTGTTCGTGTTATTACAGGTAACAAAGAAGAGTCTTTAAAGGATATCTTTAGATCTATAGATGAACCTGGACCTTACACTAAACTTCTTACAGATGCAGAAAGATTAAAAAGAATCACTAATCTAGAGAAGTCTCTTACTGCTAAGAAGATTATGTCTGAGACTGTTAAAGGTGACTCAAGTAATCCTATCTTTAAGACTATTAAGAACCAAGAGTATTACCTTGAGAAACTTAAGTCTGGATCTCAAGAACATTTAATAGAACCTGCTAATAAACTACGTGAACTCCTATTTAAAGATGGTGTTGCTGCTCGTGATGCAGGTGTTACTCAAGGTCTAGTGTACAACTACTTTACTCACTTGATTGACTCATCTAAAAGTAATCTACCTAAAGAAGCTACAGCTAAGATTATAGAGAACCTATACAAAGAGAAGCCTGAGATCTTTAAAACAGACTCTTCTAATACTCGTATCTATAAGACAGCTAGAGATTTACAAGATCGTTTGAACTCCATTGGTGCTAACCTTTACGTTCATACAGATGCAGCTTTAGTATTTGAGGCTTATCACAAGGCTATCACTACTTCTATTGCTCAGAAAGGTATTGTAGATCAACTTAAGGCTACTAAAGACTTTAAGGGTAATCCTTTGGTTACTTCTGATCCTGCTATTGCTTTTCAGAATAAGTATGTAACTTACAATGGTCCTGGAAATAAACAAATAGAAGGTCAGTTTGTACATCCAAGTATAGCTCCTGTACTAGACCATATGTTCCAAAGATCAGACATAGGTACTGTTAAGAGTGCTATGCTTGAGACTGCTATGCTTACAAAAGCTCTTAACGTTGCTGGGTCTTTGTTCCATGCTCCATCTTTAGCTTGGGCTGTAGCAGGTGCTTCACCTAAGTTGGCTTTTAAAGAAATAATTACTGCAGGTAGTGGTATCCGTAAAGCTGTAGCTGAGTTTAAGAAAGCAGACATGGATCCTGAAGTTAACTATGCCATGAAGTCTGGTGTTAAACTAGGTACTGAGGATATTAATCGTTCTGTAATTGCTGATATATCTGCTTGGGCTGACTCTAAGATTCTAGGCAACAAAGAAGGCAAGTTACTTCAAAGAATAACACATCCTTTAGATAAGTATATTCTTGAGAAAATGAATACATTTACTTGGGATTACATGCATACTGGTGGTAAACTCTTACTCTTTAATCACCTTCTATCTAATGCTGAACGCAACCTTAAGGTAGAGAAGTATCTTCCTGATAATACAGTTAATCCTGAGTGGAATGTAGCTAGAGATGCTGTAGCTAAAGAAATTGCTACATCTGTAAATGATACTATGGGTGGTTTGCAATGGTTACAAGCAGCAAACTCTATTGAGAATAGATTCCTTAGAAATCAAGCTATTAAAGCTTCTGGAATAGAGAATAGAGCTTGGGCACAGATTGCATTGTTTGCCCCTGATTGGACTACATCTACTTTAAGAGCATTTACTAGTGGTTTACCTAAAGAGATGCTTAATCCTAAAGCTTGGGATATTAAGGGTGGTGTTAAGGGTATAATGAAGCCTATGAATAAGGGTGATTTAGCTCGTAGATATGTAATAAATACAGGTCTCTTGTATCTAACTCTTCTTAATGGTATCAATATGTATACTGCAGGTCAATACATATGGGAGAATGAGGATCCAACTCGTATTCTACATGAAGATGGTACAACTCAACAGTTAGCTAAACACTCTATGGAGTCTGTACACTGGATGATGGACTTTGGTTCAACACTTCAAGGTAAATTAGGTTTTGTTCCTAAAGCAGGTATGGAGATAATGGATAAAAGAAATGGAAATTATCTAGATAAAGCTGTAGCTGTTGCTAAACTAGGATTACCTTTCTCTGTAGGCTCTGCTTTACAAGCTCCAGAAGGTGAAGCGACAAAACGGATTCTTTATTCTTCTGCTGGGTTCCCAATTTATGGTAAACCAAATGCTAATTTAAGAGATCCTGTAGATGTAGAAAAAGAAAGAAGGGCTCGTGCAGAAACTAGAGCTGAGAATTTACAAGAGAAAGCAGCTTTAGAAGCAACAAAAGCTAAAAGAGGTAGATTGTTCGGTTTATTTGACGATTACATGTAAAAGTGACCTCTAAAATCGAGCTACAACGCATTTAAATTATAGGTTGATGTACTGCTATCAAAATATACTCTAAACTCGTTGTAGCCCCTTCTAGTAGTGTCTATGAAGATTTGACCCTATTTATTCATTACATACATTGTAACTTCAAAGCCAAAGCGCATTTCTGTTGCTGATGGTGATTTCCACATAACATACTCCTTAATATATACTACACAAAATAGTTTGTCTGTAATATTTATTGATTTATTACACACAAAATAGCATAAACTTATACTATACTAGTATTATAGCATAGTATAAGCTTTTAGCACTACGTAAAAGTATTAGTTTTCTATAATGTATTTACTGAATACTAACCTCAGTATACCTAGATGAAGAACTAGTACCCATTTTAGATTATCTTCTTTGACATCGAACTCAGGGTTATCCATAAGTTCTGCACCAAAGACTAAACCACCTAGTGTTTCCCACGTAAATTCTATCATATTTCACATACCCCCGATACACATGCTAATTGTTGAGCACCTTCAGTATTATCATCGAGTTCTATAAAATCACTCCAATCAATATCTGTTGGCATTTCGCTTAATAACTTATTGTAAGTCTCTTCATCGATATCTTCATAAGGAGCCTGTACATAAGTATGGTTTGAGTGAGGTAAGAAAGATACACCACTCACTTCATCAAAGTATTTCCAAACCCAAGCACCTACTTCAACCCACTCTTCATCTTTTACAGAGATAGTGACTGAGGGTTTGTGTTCACACCAGTGACGCTGATAGATTAACCACAACTCTAACTGTTCAATAGCTGACTTAGAGTTACGAGTAATAGCACCAACTGGAGCCTTCATTGGGAAACCAAAGACAGCAGTTGAATCAGGTCTAAATGCTTCATCTTCTACGGGAACACCTTTACTTTTTAGATACTCGTAGATTGGATCCTTTTTGTCCATACGAATACGTCGTAAGTAATAGTCATTGTGTCGAGCATGAATGCCACTAGCACTGTCCACCAACTGACTGACTGTACCTGAAGGCTTAACAGCAGTGATAGCAGCAGAAGCAGGAATACCAAGTTTTTCAGCAAGTTCCTCATTAGTTCTCCGAGCAATACCACGTAAATATTCTAGTAATCGAGGATCAGGATTAGAGGTAATCTCTGCGTCCATAATACCTGTCAAACTAACACCAAGTAAACGCTCTTCTGAAGTATTCTCTACCCACTCTTCACTCAAGAAGTTAAACTTATTAAGAGTAGATTGAACAGTACCTAAGATAGAGGCTAACTTAACTTTACGTTCGAGAGATTCAAGTGTATCCCCGTTCCGTACAACCACTTCCGTAAGATTGCAGAACTGTTTATCACGTAGGATAATCTCTGAGCATGGATTGGTTCCGTAGCTGTGATCTTTAGAACGTCGTCCCCATTTAGCAGCCTGAGTTTGAGCAGCAACACGATTAAATATTCCTCGTTCACCTGACTTTGATTTAACCAAAGATAACCATTCTTCCATGAAAGTCTCACTATCTGGTCGTTCTGTGTAGGCAACTGAGTTGTTAGCAAGTCCTCGGTGTGGATTATCATTGTACCATGCTCCCATTTTAGCTTCACGCATACGACGATCTGTAAGATTAGAGAGGGAGATTAGAGCACTACGACGTACCCCACCTACCACAACAATCTCACCTACCATACACATTATGTCGTGTACTTCAATACTAG